GAATTATTGATATCCTGCATTTTTTTTTGATGGACTGATTTATTCGCTTCAATGCTGTCATATTTAGGCAGCGCAAGCAAATCGGACGCCTCCATGTCATACTTCCCTGACAAATATTTGATAGGATCCAGCAGCGGTGAATATTTTATGAATGCCGGAATTTTTAAAAGCGATTCATCCTCCGAATCAAGCGTGGCCACAACTGTGTTTTTATTCGCGCCAGATGCAACCGTTGCGACATGATACCGGTGATTTAAATTAATGGCGTCATGATTTGATTCGGACAATGAAAAAAAACGACGATACATCGGAATGTAGTTTTGCAAATTGTGCAGCCCAGTTTTTGCATTCTCTAAAGATTCAAACAGCAGCGGGTGTTTGTGTTTGCGATACATCAATTCAAATGGAGTTGTCATGGGGATGAATAGAGAGAAATTGCAAATATATAAATAATATGAATAATGAGTTGTATGCTTATTCATAACATTAATAAAGTTGGTTTTAAACTAATTTTCAAAAGAAATCCATAAAAATTGAATTTCAACAAACAACAATCATCAGCAACAGCTATAACAGCAACAACATCATCGTCCAGTTAAAATATGACCGAATCCCAGAAATCTGAAGAAATCGTTGGCGAATGCGGCGTTTGCAGCAATTCGTTATCAGTCGGCGCCAATCATGCATATACAGTATGCAAGCACTTATTCTGCATATCGTGTTTGCTGAAATGGCACAAGGCGAATCCAAAGGCCACATGTCCAATGTGTCGGGCCCCATTGTATGAAGACGAAGCTGCTGCAGCAGCGCAAGCAGATGAAGAAGAAGCGGAAGCATTTGAACTTTCGTATCAAGTGGAACAAGCACAAGGAGCCTGGATGACATTACAAGAAATGGATTTAACCAATGAGGAACAGTCCATGCATGATCACATGATGTATGTTGTGACTGCTCACGCGGAGCATTATTGTCTCAACAATCCGAGGTGCACTTTCATGGGAACCAACAGTCTTCGCACCATTCCGAACAGAGAGAGCGATTACAATAGGATTGAAGTTGGCGCCCAGAATTTAAACTGCCATTACATAATTGAATTGCGCGACTCCTCTCGTGCATTTCGCTACAAATTCGGACGCATTGAAGACATAAGAATGATGCATCCCATGTTTCAGGGCTTCTCGTTCTTTGTTTTCCGAGAGTTGATTGAACGTTGGGACAATGACACTGGATACATGCAAACGGAATGGTCCCATGAAACGCAGCTCATTGCTATGCAGGGGGGCGATGTAAGCTCACTCCGACAATATGTGCCAAGAGTGCGCCGCATGGCATGAGCGTGTGAACCAAATTATAAAATCATAATCCAAATAAACACATAAAGAATGTGCAATAAATCACAATTAATACTATCAAATTTATAAAAATCATAACAACAATGCCATCCTTTTTCAAACATGCAAGAGGTGTGCAAAAGTCCACACACGCGCACAAACCCATTTTTCATGGTTTAAAAAAAACCCAGAGTTATTTAAGTGGATTTGTGCCTCAAAGCTGGTTTTTTGCGCCAGCACCAGAGCCAGTTTCAACCGTGTTTGAGACCAACGACTGCCTTTGGTACTACGGAACTCTTTATGTCAAAGAAGCGGTTGCTGTTGCAAGAATGCACGACCAGCAACAAATGCACGACCAGCAACAAATACAGCAACAAACGCAGCAACAAATGCAACAAATTCAAGAGCCCACCCATTGCATTGATGTTTTTGACGATGATGACACAGAGAGCATTTCAAGTGGCAATGGCAGCATTAGTGCATTCAAACATCCGCGCAACATCGGCAAACAAAATCAGCTCAAATACTTAAAGGACGGCATGCGGTTGCGGCACATGATTTTAAACCGAGCAAATCATGAATGGAATGAATGGTTCGCGGTGTTTGATGCTGACACCAATCGCATCATTCGCACCCCGGATGGGGTGGCATTTGACACGTTGCGCCAATTTGCTCGCCTGCATTGCAACGAAGTTTTATCCACCGATTCCTCTTCAACAAATGTGTGGTCTGACCCGAATTTTAAGTGCAAAGACGACGCGGATAGTCAATGGCAACCATTGTCCAATTTGAAACATTGACCACTAGAATTCCTGATATAGATGTATTTATCCTGGAAGAAAATACATTCAATAAAATTTCAAATATAATAAGAATGTATATATTATATATATTCTTATTATTAATTCAACCACGATGTCTTTGCAGTTCAACCAGTTCTTCATTAAACGGCACATCACGTCCTTTTCCATTCTGGTGTTTTTAGCGGTATTTGCAACAATTCAGGCATTTAAGCCCCGGTTCATGTATAATGAGGACGGCAGTTTGCGTCAGTTCGGCATCGGATTCCAGCGAAAAACGGTGGTTCCGGCATGGCTGGTTGCCATTGTGCTAGCAATTCTCTCCTATTTACTGGTTTTATACGCATCCACTCCTCTAATGGGTTGGTGAAACCGTTTTACGCCATTCTATTCGGATGTTTTGTAAACGATTGCAGGTTCGGTGGATGGGGTAGGGGTGGGGTTTGCAGCGGCAGCATCATTCAATTCATCAATGTTTATGGCGCACGGTGAGTTTTCTTGCGCAATGATGAAGGTTAGATCTGCCATCAAATTCAATGTCAGCACATAAAATACGAATTTGGCAACGCTTTCCTTTGTCCGCACGTAGTCCAGAAATATGGATTTCGCATCAGGCACCTCTGACACATTTATGTATCCACCAGATTTCAACTCGTCAAATTTAATACTGGCATTAACCGAATCTGGCGCATTTGCGGATGTGGTGAGCATGCTAAACAGGGCCCAAGGATCCTCCTTCATGTAATCCAAGTATTTTTGAATTTTATCAGTGCCTGGGGTTTTGCGCAGTATGCTGTCCATGAATGACACCAGCCCGTTCAGTTTGATGATCAGGTAGCCGAACGTGTTTCCAAACGGTTGCAGCCAGGTGTACATGTATTCCAAGCACCAAAACAGGGGCACAAACAGCACCGCAAATGTTGCAAATGAAGACCATGCCGCCAATCCATAATTTGGAGTGTTGCACTGTTGCTGCAATGAAATGAATGTCAAGCTGAATTGGGTAAACCAAATGATGCCTAAAAAAATGAATGCAAATGCATATGATTTGGAAGCGGGGGAACCTGGAGTAGTGGAGGCGGCGTCCGCATTGCTTTTTTTAATATAATCAACCCACAAATACACCAGAGTAATGATGCTATAAATTCCCAGATTTAACATTCCATTGTTGGGCGATGTTGTGGCAGCAGCACTAGGCGGACTCGTGGGCGCTACAACCATCCTTGTCGTATTATTTATATTGGTTGATTGGACTTTATACACAGTATAAACATTGTGTATAAATTAATTTGAAATTTTAATGGCATAATATACATAATATAAACTAACGATCTACTAATCAATTCAATGCCATCTTATTCCGGCAATAATGCAGCCCATGCCTCCCCGTCCCTCATTGAGCCGGGTGTTAAATACTTTTTCGGAGGAGTATTAAAGGAGTGCAACCGGTTGCGCGAAGAGTATCACAACACGGTGTTCAACGCGTGCATGCTGGGATTGTTCGCCCTGATTTTAGGTGCATTGCTGTATTATAAACGCCGCAGCAAACCAACCACGGAACAACAGGTCGTGATTCGGCGAAAGCAGCAGGAATATATTCTCTCTAAATTGCGGATGGTAAATGCCGCAAATCACGCTGCATCGCGCGGAAATTTCATGACCGGGCTTCCTAAATGGGAAGTTCCTGAAGTGGAACTGATTAAAAATCGCAAAATATTTTTATGAATCATAGTTGAGAAGTGGTTGTTGTTGCATTGGATTGTGCGCATGCACCTTGATATAAATAATATGCAACATATATAAAACCCCCATAACCATCCAAACCAAATATGGAACCAATACATGCAACAAAGGCACCCACTACCAATGTCAGCAAGACCGACTACGTGGATGCGCTGAACGAGTATTATCGTTACAAGCACGATTACGACGAGAGATACGAGGAACACAAGAACGCCATTAAAGAATCCACGATGCTAACCATGCCACAGAAACGGGCCAAAATCATGCAACTTAAGCGCAACCGCAAATGCGTGGTGTGCGGCCAAAGTGGCGGAACCCATTTCACGAATGAGGACGGCATGCTGCGCGCGCAGTGCGGCAACCGGTCGCAACCCTGCTCCCTCCGCATTGAAATAGTGAAAGGTAAATTCATGAGTTTAGAGGAGTTGGCAAATGCGTCGCTGCATAACGCAGACGTGTTGAAGGATCACATCATCAAGACCAAACTGGATTTGCTGTTCAATTACACCACCGAAGAGGAAGCGCTGCGCAAGTTTGAAACGGATCGCGCGGCTTTAGACCAGGCACTTGATCTGTATGGCGGGTTTCGGCAAAAGTATTTAGACGTGGTGCGGAATCCAGAACGCCGCGAAGAAGCTGATGCGCTAACTGCCGAGTTTTATGCAACGGTCCAGCAATTTAAGGAGATGGTGAAAATGGGCGCAGATTCAAACACGGATTCTTTTATCAGAGACGCGGTAGCGCTTTACGTTGGAAAGATTGAGCCGCTGAATAATGAACTAATGGAAACAAAATATGTGTATTCCGCCGTGGAACGGGACCAGAGTTTAGGGAATGACATGTTCCGTTTAGTCCAGAAACATTACACGCTGGAGCAGCTGGAATTTGAGATTGACGTGCCGAGCATCACGGTGGAGGCACGAAACCGACAACTGCGCGAACGGCTGGCGCGCAAGCGCAAGGACCATCTCGCCGCTTACATTTTTAACTGGACCAAGGACCAGGAGAGAATCACGGGCGACGTGTATGAAGTGGCGAACCTGGATGATCCCGAAACCGGCAAGGACGAGCTGATTGATTTCATTGTGGAGAATGGCGTGCCCACCACCAAACACGGCACAAAACAGAGAGATAATGCCAGGTTGGATAAATCCAAGTGAAAAATATAATATGAATACAATGTATCTAATAAACAATCAGACTCATCATAATACAATAATACAATAAACCAATGTCCGTGTTAAACAATATTTCATGGCCGGCATTCGTCATTAGTTTCGCAATCGGCGTGTTTTACATCTATATTTCTCTCCCCAAGCAGCGGGTGGTGATTGTTTATCCCACGCAGGATAATGAAGCCTACTTCAATTTTAGGGATAAGGCGCACAATTGCTTCCGATTTGAACAAGAGACGAAGACATGCCCCACCAATGATGACGCACTGAAAACCATTCCCATGCAAACCTAAGTCATACAATCATGACCATGCCCCAAATGATGGGCCAATTTAGAGATAATATTAAATATTTTTATAATTTTGTATTTTATAAATTTAAATTTATAAAATTACATTTGTTCCGTTGATTTATATCATGAATTCATATGGAAAATTTTACAGTAGAAGACAAGGTTGGATTGGGGGAAACATTGTCAAACATTTTAATTCATGCATTGTAAATAAATTGCCAGAAATAAATATAAATGACAAAAATGGTGCATTTATATCAAATTATTTAAAAAAAAATCACATTGAAACCGAGTTTAGCGAATTGTTCAATGAAAGCAAACTTAATTCCAGCTGGTATTTTTATTATGG